GATATTTTTCTTGCCAAACATCAAAGCGCAACGCGAATTGAGTTGAGGCTTGGTTCATTTTGCGCTTGGTTGTGACAGTTTCCCAACCATCACTATTCAAAGTAACCTTGTTATCTTTCCAAGCTACAATTTGTGTATTGTGATAAGTTACACCGCCTTGATTATCTTTATTCCACCAAGTCGTTGCGTAGTTGCTTAATTTATCCATTCTAGGCATTGTCTAATTTCCTTTTTGTTTACACATTATTAATATAACCCTTTTACAACGTTTTTTAAGAGTTACGCAAGGGAATAATAAAAGGTGTAAAAGCGGCTATATTTTAGCCGCTTTTACTGGACCAGTTACGCCAGTTTTGCGCCTCGATTTATTTCGGCAGCCTGTTCAATATTGCGTTTAAAAAGGCTTCATTTGATCTGAATAACTTTGATCCTTTTGCGGTAATAATTAGCCAATGGTTTTGATCCTCAACATCATAAGAAACCAAGCTAAAATTTTTACCTTCAATCATCTCAAAGTTTTTAAATTGTGCGGTGTTATTTTCCATAAATAATATGTCCTTTAATTGGTTTACATTTAGTAGACGTTTGAGAGGCTAAAAAGTTTCCAACTTTTTTTATTTTTTTTTAATTGAATAAAAACCGACACGAAAAACACAAAAGCGCAAGTCGCGCACGCGCACGCGCGAATAATAAAAAGCGTTAAACTTTACAAGGTTTTTGTCGCTTTTGTTATATTTTGGGTTTGCTTAAGGCTAACACATTGATTTTGTTATACTTTAGTTTCGCATAATAAACATTATGTTAATTATTGTTTTGCTTTCGGCTGGATTTTTTTTGCGCGACCCCCCCCATCAATCTTTTTCTACCTACTATTATTATAATACATTCCCACACACTGAAATGTGTGCTACAGTTCTGCCAGGGGTCACTTTCCTGTTTTTGGTATTACTCCCTTACACTATAAAACAATCCTCCCAGTGACCCCCCCACCCCCCCCTATATTGCTTTTGCAGAATATCATGCTAAAATTCTGAAAAAATGAGGTACGAGCATGGCGGGCAAACCACTGGCAAAGAAGAGAAGGGCTGAGATAGAGCGTAGGGGTGGCGGTGAATATCTGCGTGAGTGGATATTGTCTGGTAAATCCATACGCAACCTTGCGGCTGACATGGATATGTCTCAAGGTGCGCTTCGGAATATCATATTGAAGAACCCTGAGTTATCGAGTGCTGTTGATAATGCTAGGCGAGATGCGGCGGATGCACATTTTGAGGAAGGGTTTGAGGCTATATCTGAGGTTAGTGACCGCAGACAGCGTGAGATTGTGGAAGCCTTGAATGGGGATCGAGACATTAGCGAGGCAAATGTTAGCCAGGTTGATTTAGGTTTGCTTAAGCAGAGAGTTGGTCAACACAATTTGGCGGCGCAAGCCTGGAACCAGGAGCGGTATGGTGGTAGGGCAAATCAGCAGATCAACATTAGTATTGGCGATTTGCATTTAGATGCGTTGCGTAAGGTAAAGGTTATAGAGCATGAATGATCTTTCGCAGAACACGATGTTGGAGTTTGCCCAACGCTACTCCAAAAAGCCGTCATTGTTTGTGCGTGAGGTGTTAGGTGTTGAGCCTTTGGATTACCAGGCTGAGTTTCTCGATGCGATTGCGTCTGGTGAAAGAAAAATTTCGATTAGGTCGGGTCATGGAACTGGGAAATCAACAGCTGCTTCCTGGGCGATGCTTTGGTACTTCTTGATGCATTATCCGAATAAGGTTGTTGTGACTGCGCCTACCTCTAGTCAGTTATTTGATGCTTTGTTTGCGGAGTTAAAGCGGTGGATTAATGAGTTGCCGGAAGCGTTTCAGGCGTTATTGAATGTAAAGTCGGATCGTATTGAGCATACGTCTGCGCCGAGTGAGATGTTTATATCGGCTAGAACTAGTCGCGCGGAAACGCCAGAAGCGTTAGCCGGAGTTCACTCCGAACACGTTATGTTGGTGGTAGATGAGGCTAGTGGTGTGCCGGAGCAGGTTTTTGAGGCGGCGGCAGGTTCTATGTCTGGTCATAATGCGACTACGATTATGTTAAGTAACCCTACTCGAAGTAGCGGTACATTTTTTGAGAGCCAGAATAGAATGGCGGATAGTTGGTGGACTAGGCGTTGGTCTTGTGTTGACAGTCCGTTGGTTAGTGATGAGTTCATTGAAGAGATGAAGTTACGCTATGGTGAGGAGAGTAATGCGTTTCGCATCCGTGTATTGGGTGAGTTTCCTCTTGCAGACGATGATACGATAATTCCGTTTCACCTAGTAGAGAATGCATTGCATAGAGATGTTAAGATTGATGAGGAAACGTCTAGCGTCTGGGGTTTGGATGTGGCTAGGTTTGGTCAGGATAAAACAGCGTTATGTAAGCGCCAGGGTCCTATTGTGACTGAGTTGCGGTCCTGGACCGGGTTGGATTTGATGCAAACTGTTGGTCGAGTTGTGGCTGAATATGAGAGTTTACCCCCCTCACGCCAACCTACACAGATACTTGTGGACAGTATCGGTGTAGGTTCTGGTGTGGTTGATCGGTTAAATGAGATTGGTTTGCCTGTTCGTGGTGTAAATGTGGCGGAAGCCCCTAGTATGGGCGATACTTACCTAAATTTACGCTCTGAGTTGTGGTTTAAGACGAAGGGTTGGCTTGAGGATCGAGCGTGTAAATTACCGAAAGACGATCAGTTAGTCGCGGAGTTGACCAGTATTAGGTATAGTTTTACGTCATCTGGCAAGATGAAAGCCGAAAGTAAGGATGAGATGCGTAAGCGTGGGTTGGCTTCACCGGACTTGGCTGACGCGCTATGTTTGACTATGGCAAGTGATGCGGCAACTGCTTTGTCTGGCGCATTTAGTAGTTGGAGAAATAACATAAAACGTAATTTGCGTGGGATCGCATAATGTGTTACGTTGCAGAAAACAGTGAAGGAGATTGTTATGCCTATGGGTAAAGGAACTTATGGAAGTAAAAAGGGTAGACCACCCAAGAAGGGCGGTAAGAAAAAATAATGGCTAAAGGTATAAAGCATTATTTTCGAGATGGAACTGAGCATAAAGGCGCTATGCACAAGATGGCCAATGGTCAGCTTCATACTGGAAAGACGCATACTAAAAATAGTAAGCGTCTTTTTCATTTTACAGACTTAAGTATGACTGCTAAGAAAAAAGCAAGGAAAAGGGTATAATGGCTAAAAAACCTGGATTGTATGCCAATATTCATGCCAAGAGGAAGCGTATCAAGGGTGGTAGTGGCGAAACGATGAGAAAGCCTAGTAGCAAGGGTGCGCCTACGGCTAAAAACTTTAGACAAGCGGCAAAGACGGCAAAGCCTGTTAAGCGAAAGAAAAAGTAATGCCATATTCTAAATACAGCCCAAAGCAGAAAAAGCTTGCAGCCGTAGCCCCACCTCGTAAAAAGATTACAGGCGCAGATTTGAGAAAATTAAGCAGAAAAAAGAAGGGTAAGAAGTAATGGCTGAGATGACACACGCTCAAAAAGTGCAGAGGCATTTTGATATAATTGGAAAACCAAATCCCTTTGCTTTTGCTCATCAGGGTACGCCGGAGCAAAGAAAAGGTGGTCTTGGCTCTAACAAGGGTGCGGCTCGATATGAGAGTACATCTGCGGAAGATCGCAAAAAGGCTAACTCTGATGGTAAGTTTGGTTATTTTGATGAGGTAAACAAGCGTTATGTTCCTGCTTTTATTGACGCTATGGATGGCGGTGGTCGTGATACTCGAGGCGATACGTTTAAAGGTGGGCCGTTAAGTGAGATACTAAACAATATAGGTGTTAAGCCATATGGCTCTCAACGTGAGCGTGCTTTTGGTGGCCCTACTACGTCACCTATTCAACAGGCTGTTGCGGGTGGCCCAGTACGGCCAAGAATTAGACCAGCTTCTGTAGAGCAAGCTGCGGCAAACCAAGCTGCTATGGCAAATCAAGAGGCAAGCTTTACACAACCAGGCGACCCATTAGAGCCATTCGGCGGTTTAGGTCGTAATATTACGGGTGCGGCGGCGGAACGTGGTATGGGGCTTGATCCTTTTGGCGGTCCAGGACCAATAATAGGTTATCCAGATATGAATATGCCTGCTAATGCGGCGTATTTACCACCACCTGTTTCTACTTATGGCGGTGATATTGATCCTACCCAGGATGGTCGTATCCAGGCACAACAAAACATAGATAATCGTGAGCGTATGCGGCAAGCTATGAGTCAGGTAACTCAGGCAGAGTATGATGCTATGTCTCGCGGTCAAAGAGCGGATATGGGTTTGCCAGTTAGGGGTATAGATTTATTGTTTGCCGGATCAGACGCTTTTAAGCAGTCTGTGCCTTTGGATCGCTTTGGTAGATCAACTGGTGACGCTGGGTTCGATGAGTTTATGGATTTAGTTAGAAGAACCCCAGGTCAAGGAGCTTTATTAAATGATCCTGCCGCAGCTTACGATATGTATCAAAGAATGAAGGCCGCAGGGCAGTTGTAATAATGCCGCGAAAAGCTGAGAAAGCCATACGCAAAACGACCAAAGGCAAGGGTCGTAACTACCGCACTGCAAAAGAAGGTGCGGGTATGACAAAAAAGGGTGTAGCGGCGCATAGGCGTGCTAATCCTGGTTCAAAGCTTAAAACGGCGGTAACAAAAAAGAAAAATTTAACTGCAAAAGAAAAGGCTCGTAAGAAGTCATTTTGCGCTAGGTCTAGAGGCTGGACAGGTGAACGTGGCAAAGCTGCTCGTAGAAGATGGAATTGTTAGATGGCTTTAACTAATTATACCGAACTAAAAGCTAGTATAGCTGATTTTTTAAACAGAGATGATTTAACGTCAGTTATACCTGATTTTATTACTCTTGCTGAAACTGGCATGAATAGAGAAGTTAGGCACTGGCGTATGGAAAAGCGTGCTACTGCTGCCCTTGATACGCAATACACAGCTTTGCCTAGTGATTTTTTAGAGCCTATTCGTATGTCGTTAAACACGGCTGATACAAATACTTTAGAAATGGTTAATGCTTTTCAAATATCTAATCTTAGAGCGCAAAACCTTAATACAAGCGGTAGGCCAGTAAACTTTGCTATTCTCGATGGTAGCATTGAGGTGTTTCCAACGCCTGATGCTTCTTATACTTTAGAAATGCTTTATTATGAGACTATTGATCCTTTAAATGCACAAACGGCTACAAACTGGGTTTTAACTAATTTCCCAGATGCTTATTTGTATGGATCGTTAATACATTCAGCGCCATATTTGCAAGATGACACTCGTGCAAACACATGGGCGGCATTGTATCAAAAGGCAATTAATGATATTAATTTAGAAAGTGAACGGTCAAAAACTAGCGGCTCTGGTCGCAGAATGAAGATAAGGAGTTACTAATGGCAAGTATAGCAGACAGAGTGCTTGATAACGGATTGACGGTTTTAGATACTGAAGCCAACAGATTTGACATTACAAGCCAAGAGGCAACAACATATGCACAGGCAACATCTACATATACGCTAGGCAACACAACCAGTATTAGTATTGGTGCGCCAGCAGATAGAACAGGTGGTGGGCGTAAAGTCACGCTTGCGGCTATCAGTGATGCTTCTGTAACAGGCACAGGAACAGCAACACATTTTGCAATTAGCGATACGTCAAATTCAAGGCTGTTAGTAACAGGTGCGTTAAACGCCTCTCAGTCAGTAAACAGTGGCAACCAGTTTGATATATCTGCGTTAGATATAGGCATACCAGATCCGAGTTAGTAGATGGTAAAAGTAGCAGACAGAGTAAAGGTCACAACGACTACGACAGGCACAGGCACAATTACGCTTGGCAATGCTGTTACTGGTTTTAGGACTTTTGCTAATGGCGGTGTCAGTGACGGTGACAGTGTGCGTTATGTTATTGAAAGTGGTAATGACTACGAGATAGGCACTGGCACATATACACATAGTGGCACAACTCTAAGCAGAACCTTAACATCTAGTTCTACTGGTTCTTTATTAAATCTTTCTGGTACATCAACGGTTTTTATCACACTGGCGGCTGCTGACTTTGATGCTCGTGCGGCGGTTCCAGTAGCTATGGCGATTGCGTTAGGATAGAATATGGCAAACACGTTTAAAAGAAAACTAAGCAGAAATATCGGCACATCTGCAACGGCTATTGGTAGTTACACGGTTGCAGCTTCTACGCAAACAACTGTCATAGGGCTAACTTGTTCTAACAGTACCGCTACAGCCATAACGGTAGATGTATCGCTAAATGACGGTTCTAACGATCATTTCATGGTTAAGACTGCAACGGTTCCTAGCGGTGGTTCTTTAGTTGTTGTTGGCGGTGATCAAAAGGTTGTGTTGGAAACAGGTGATAGCGTGAAGGTTACATCGAGTGCGGCTAGTAGTTGCGATGCGATTATGAGTATACTGGAGATTACCTAATGGGTAAGTCTAAAGATTTAGCTACAAGAGTAGGCATAGATGACAACGCTGATGCCACAGCTATTACTATAGATAGTTCAGAGCGAGTAGGCATAGGAACTACCACCCCTGATTATGCTTTAACAGTTGAAGGTACTAGTCATCCAAGAATTAGACTTAATGCTACTGACAATACTGCGTCTGGTCTTTTTATGCACGTTAGTAACGGTGGATCACAAACTGGTAGTGCTACCGTAAGAGTTGATGGATCAGGTAATTATAGCGTTTATAATGGTACATCTTCTTCACCGTTAACTATGAACATAGATAGTTCAGGCCGTGTGACAATGCCTTATCAGCCAGCGTTCAAAGCTAGTATTCAAACTACAACTGGACGATCAACTACTAACACTACGACAATAACACCATATGATACTGCACAACTGAATATTGGAAATCATTATAATACGTCAACTTATAAATTTACTGCACCAGTAGCAGGGAACTACTTTTTCTCCCTTACTCAAAACAAAGTTGGTAGACTTATAATTTATTTTGTTAAAAATACTACTAATTTTCATGCAGGTGAATTTTTACAAGACACAGGAGGATCGTGGGAACATTGCACTATCTCTTGCGTAATTCCTTTAGCTGCAAATGATACAGTTAATGCTGCGTACAATTTGAGCAACAACAATAGTACACAATATGCTTGGAATGGTGGTAGTACTCTTTGGGATAGCTTTAGCGGCTTTCTAATAGGTTAGGACAAACACATGGCATACATAGGACAGACACTAACCGAAGGTACAAGAAGAGCGCATACGTTCACAGCTACTGCTGGACAAACTACCTTTAACGCTGTTTATGGCGTTGGTTCAGTCGATGTATACCAGAATGGAATATTGCTACAGCCAGCCGATTACACAGCGACAACAGGAACTACAGTGGTGTTAGGCGCTGCTGCTGCATTAGACGATGAAATAACCATTATAGCACACAATACATTTAGCGTAGCAGATGCACCTACACTTTCAGGTGGCGGCACATTTGCAGCTAGTATCAGAGCTACACTGTTTGATAGCGAACAACATAAGACTAAACTGGCATTGTTTCAAACTAATGATCAAACATTGTCAAATAACGTAACCATAGCAAGCACAGAGAATGCTAGTTGTAACGGACCTTTGAATATTACATCTGGTGTGACGCTTACAGTTAATGGGAATTTGACAATCATATGAGTACTTTACACGTAGAAAACCTCAAAGGTCTTAGCTCTGGCGGTAATGCCAATAAGATTATCGTACCGTCTGGTCAGACGCTTCAAGCTCCTGGTCATATTATTCAAGTGGCAAGAATGACTTCTTCTGGAACCGTAACCTTCGCAAACTCATATAATGCATATTCTACATTTATGACAGGTTCTATAACTCCTAAATCTTCTAGTTCACAAATACTGGTAATGGGTAATTGTGAATTGGATTTAGGTTCAACAGCTGGTGCAAACTATCCAGCCGTAAATGTTCGTATTGTTAGAGGAGGATCTCAGCTTAAACAGTTTTTCTATAGAGGTTATCGAGATAGTTATAATAATCACACAATAATAACATCGGCTTTGTTTTATTTAGACAGTCCTTCTTCAACTTCATCTCTTTCTTATGAGGTTCAAGGGTCTAATATGACTGGAAGCAGTTTTAGTGGAACATATTCAGGAAGAGCAAATAATTACACAGCTAGTGAGGTATTTTTAATGGAACTAGCCCAATGAGCATCCTAAAGGTAGACACCATCAACGAAAAAACTAGTGGAAATGGGGTGCATATTGCAGGTCATGTTATTCAGACTGTTTATAATGAACACATAACTGGAACTGCTTACACTTCAGCAAATACAACACATGATTTATTTAGTGCGATTATTACACCTAAAAGTGCAACATCTAAAATACTTGTATCTATAAGTTTACAACATGGTACAAGTAATGTTCAAAATGACTTTGGATTGCATTTGAAGCGTGGCTCTACACGCATTGGAGGCAGAACAAATGATGCCAGTAGAGGTGGTGCTAACTCTTGGTATTCTGGTGATGACCCTCTTGGCACAGCAAGTTCAAATAACTGGAATTTGTTTACTGCGTCATGGCAATATTTAGATAGTCCAGCCACTACATCTGCCACCACATATACCGTTGGATTGTTTGTTCATAATAATTTTTTCCTTAACAGATTTGCAGGAGCTAATAATGCAGGTGGTTCATCCTACATATCATTGCAGGAGATAGCCCAATGAGTTCTATCTTAAAAGTTGATACGATACAGAACACTGGCGGTACTACTGGGTTAACCATAGACAGCAATGGTAGATTAGGTGTTTCAAATCCAATTATATTTTATGGAAGAAAAAATAATGTCAGTGATTACACAACAATAGGAACAATAGTTTGGAATGTTTCTATGGTAGATACAGCCAATGCTTACAATACATCTACTGGTTTATTTACTTGCCCAAAAGCTGGTCACTATGAAATTCACTGGCATTATCTACAGCGTAAGACTGGGTATCTGAGAACAACAGCGCAAAAAAATGGTTCACATATATATGGAAGTGGTCAGCAGACGATGATATATAGCTATAATGCTAGTGACGAAGAAGATATGCGATCAGCAACTTCCATAGTTAATTGTGCGGTTGGTGATACACTAAGTATTAGATTTGAAGATAAAAGTAGTACCGCAGACATTTACTTTGGAACTAATGCTCACAACGGTTTTACAGTTAAATTTTTAGGATAAACAAATGACAGATATAGCAACAGCATTACAAGAACTAGGCGTAGACGAGTGGGTGCTTCGCGGAGAGCCAACTTCTGAAGCAGAATTTAACGAAATGTTTCGCAAGGTAACAGGCGCAGATAGCAACGGCTCTGCTATAGAAAGCGACAATCCTGATGACTTTGGCACAACTTGGTCGGCGGTATCAGCTAAGAAAACTGAACTAGTTAACGCAGAACCAATGCGGTTATTGCGAGAGGAGCGTAACCGTAGAATAGCAGAAACCGATTGGATGGGTAACTCTGACGTTACCATGTCTGACGCTTGGAAAACCTATCGTCAAGAATTGCGTGATATAACCAAAAGCGCGACTAGCCTCGATGATGTTACTTGGCCTACTAAACCATCATAGGAGATTAAAATGCCAGATATTAC